TATATATATATATAATATTTTAATATAAAATAAAAAAGACACTTATGTAAATGTAGACTGAGATAATTCCACAAGCATCTTTTTTATCTAGCAAATAATTGTTAATGTGAATTCGCATCCTGTTGCCATCACACATATTATAATATATATTGTCTCCCGCGATGAACAACCTTATACAAAGAAAGAAAACAGGGAGAAATCTTTTTTATATAATTGCGGGAGAAATATATATTATATATATAATATAATATATCTAGTAACGTTCTGTCAAGAACTTTTTTATTTTAATATATTATATTTATTTTTGAATATAATAAAAGCCCTTGGTTGTGGATATTCTGTGGGAGACCGACCAAGAGCTTTTATTGTTTATATTTTTAATAGGAGATAACAACTATGAAATTCATAACAATGAACCCAACAGTTGTCGTAAGTTTCCTTACAATATATAATATAATAAATATAAGAAGAGAAGTCAAGAACTTTTTCTTATATTTATTATTTTCGATATAATAGTTTTCATGTTCACATATATAATGTATATATATAATATATTATTAACATAGTATGTTCTCTTATTCACATGAACATAAAAAATATTTTAGAAAATTATTTTTATGATAGCTTTACACGGCGAAGCCATCATACTCTATGATGAGTAGAAAGTAGATGCTGTATGGAAAAACGTATATCGTAGAAAGTTGCTGGATGATACGCTTTAAATGCAGTACCCGTAGGGGGAGTATACGAAGCATTAATATTCTTGTTCCCAAATATATATCTTTCTTTGACTCTTTTAATATATTTGGAATACACAAACAACAAGCATAAAAGAAGCTTACAAAACAATATAAAAACTGCTTCTTTTTATACTCACCAATATTATACAAGGTAATCTTCACCATATGTGATACCACCTGCCTTTCTGGATAAGTTTAACGACGTTCCAGGTCTTTAAACAAAAATTTCTATAATTTATTTAAAAAGTATTTGACTTTATATTTTATATGTATTATTATATAGATAATAAAGATGTTGAGTGTATTGAACATCTATACAAACGTTAATACACAGTGGCCTTACTACTCAATTAAGGAGGACACGTAACCTGGTTTCCTACTATACGCTGCGATGCGTACACAACATACTGGATTACGGTCAGTGGGAGACGTACCACTATAAAACGGTAGTCTTGTCAGCTCATTCAGAGAATCGACACGGCATAATGATTATTGCAAATCATATGTTGCTTCTATAACGAAGTTAGAGAGAACATATGTGTGATTAAAAGGATAATTGGATTGTCGTCACTGGGGATGTGGTTTCTGCTCCTCATGAGTCTTGTACTACGAATTGCTATATACAAGATAAATCAAACAGGGCTTTGTCTAATTAGTATAACTAGTAAATACTAAGAAGTTTAGACAAAGAATTACATGAATAATCTGTCATAGTACTGTATTCATGTAAGGGCTCACTGAATGAGTTGTTAAATAGTAGGCATTGGGATTATTCTTGTCTTCATGGTAACATGAGTCTCTAGGACTGAGTATGAGATAGTATCGTAAGATTAAAGACTCGATTATCGTTCGCTAGGGATAATTACGTCCAAAAACAGATACTAAAAACATATAAGCCTAAGAACAAAAATAACTTTATAAGCTATATTATAATATAAACGAAACTGATAAATGCTATATAATTATAACTTATATAATATAAGATACGCAGCGAACGTTCCCGGTTCCTTAGCTCGGGAGGATAAGCCCTCGCCCGGAAACGTTCTTGCTGTTATAAAGGGACGTTCACGTATTATGTTGACGTAACTTATGAATACAAAAGAAGTTCATCTCTCGCTTACGCTCGAGGGTTCACTTCTTTTTTTTTCGGTTTTTTTAAAACGATGCTACGCTTATGCGTAAGTCATTTAACCTTATGCAACTCAAGCGAAGGTCACATAACCAGTTTTGATTTACCAGATAGGAGAACCTTCACTTGAGTCACATAAGAAAATTGCTCTCACATAACTGTAGACGAATACTCAATTATTTATCTAGTAAAAGTCTTAAACTTTTATGACGTGTTCGGGACCCAATCTTAATCTGACTGACTCTTAAATCCCGACTTGGGTATTGATTGAAAGACAATAAAAAATATTTTTCTTATTTATATATTTGAATACTTATTAATCATAATAAATACTCAAATATATAAATAATATAAGCCCCAGTATATCCAGTATTATTTTACCAGATAACTGGGGCTTTACTATTATTTAGATAGCACTAAAAAACTTTTAGTGCTACCGTTTGAACAGATGAATGTATCACCCATCTTCACTGTCCATTTACCAAAGAATGGAGAACGCACTAAAGTTTTAGTTTCTTTAGTCCATCCATCTTGTAAAGGACAATCGAATTTACCAACAACTACATTATTAATAACAATAGCATCATATACAATTTTGCCATTTTTATCACGAGCAACATCGCGTAATTCGATACCACATTCAGAACCACGGCGGAGAATATCTTTAAGAGGGAGGAAGATATTTTTAATACGAATTGTAATATCAGAAATTTCTTTCTGAGATTCCAATTCTTGTTTCATGTGTTTTTTAACAGATTTAGTGGCATAATATTTACCATCTTCTTCTGTAATTACATACATGCCATCAGGAATACCCACTGCATAAGCAGCTTTGCCATCTTTAACTGCATAACAATTATTGAACTCAACTTCTTCACCAACTTCGATATCGCACATAATAAGCTTTTGCTTCGCGATATGGTCAGAAGAAATAGTCAATAAGCTATATTCTTCCTTGAGTAATTTCTCAACTAAGCTAGAAGTCATTTCAGATTCTTCAGCATGGTTAACTGGTGTTTCGCCATTTTTACGTGCTAATGCATCAGCATCAGCATCTTTTTTTGCTTGCTTGTCGCAAGCTACTTTTAATGCTAACAAAGCTGCTTTTTCGTCTTGCACATTAACAGTTGCTAATACTTGACGAAGAAGATTTCTTTGCCCCATGAAATATGGGTCAAATTTAGCACGAGCGTTTTCACGTGCCACTTTGTCTAGGTTACCATTCATCATCTCTTGCAACTCTTTTTTGTATTCACGACCTGCAAAGCTCAAGGTCATGAAATCCTGTTGCATCCAGTTGATGCAATATTCTGCTACAGGATGAGCAATATTATTTTGTTGTACATAAGAACGTACTTTATCCATGCGTTGTACTTTCTTAGATAATTCTTCAGCTGCTTCTTGAACGATTTCAATGGCAGCATCACGAGTTTCGGACATTACAGACTTAATAAAGAAACACTCTTCTTCATCTTTGTCTGTATTAACTCTTACAGAAGCTTCTTTTGCATCCCAGTCAATACGAACTTCGCGTACTTCTTTAAGGGCAGAACGCATACCATTTAATTTTTCATCCGCTAAAACCTCAATAGGTTTAACGAATGTTTTAAAACTGTCGATACCGTATTCTTGTGTGTATCGACCTAATGTTTGTAACACACGTGCTACTACCAAAAGAGTTTGATTATCGTCAATGTTACCAGACACTAATAATGTCATGATTTTATTAAGTGCTTCTTCACTAACATTCAATGTATCTACCATAGTGCCATATACATAGTCACTATCTACAGACACATCAAATAAACCTTTAAAAGAATCCATAGTTAAATTGGCAGAACCTAAGCAGATACCAAGATTTCTAAAAGATTTCTTTGTTTCTTCGATTAACTTTTGTTGACCAGAACGCACATTAATTTCAGCTAAACAGCTAAAATCAAAATTATTTGTCACTACGCCTACGTCAACCAATTCTTGACGTGCGACTTCTGACATATAAATAGATGTAATTTCGTTGTTCAATACTGCTAATTCGTTAACTTTCATTTTATTTTCCTCCTAAAATGAATACTATAAAAATAATTAAAATAAAAGAATCCGTTATTATTCAATAACGGTAATAACGGATTCAGTTTTCTTTGCAATTTCGACGATAGCTTTGTCAGTGATAAGACCTACCTTATCACCATCAAAGTCCAAGCCTGCCAATTGCTTCATAATCTCGGCAATAGCAGGAAGAACGCATAAGCCTTCGCCCAATGTTTCTACCATGTTCTTGAATTCTTTAAATTGTTCTGGAGAAAGAATTCCTACGGCACGAGAAATATATTCAGTTTTATCCACACAACGAGCAATCATGAACTCATGATTACCCATCTTAGGATATTTAATGATTAATACTTCTTGACCATCTAATCCTGGAGCATATACTTCTCCATAATGTAGTAAACCTACATTAGAGAACAATAAGCTTAATTCTGGAACTACTGCTCCATAACTGCCTTCACAAGGCAAGTTAAGATTGTTAACAGTGCGGCACATGCCTTCTACCACATTGTCTACAGTACTTCTGTAAAGAGACGCAGATTGTTCTTGTACAAAGTCTGGTCTCAAACAATTCATTAAATTGCTTACGTCACCAAACAAATCTTTAAGTTGTGCATCACTTGCTTCCTGACGCTGAACTTGTACCATTTTTTGCTCTACGAGCTTTTTCGTTCTTTCAAGAACTAATTCTTTTGTTGCTTCTGCATCAGCAGTAAACAACGTTTTACAGAGCTGAGAACTCATCTTAATGTCATCATGAGACCCATGACTCATTTCAAGCACATTGAAATAAGATTGACATTCCGGCCAGAACGGCGCTTTAAACGCGTTCATGTCCGCTAAAAAATCAACCTCTTCTTTAATTGCTTCGTCTGTCATTGAAACAATAACAACCTTGCCCCAATAACGAGAAGACTTATTTTTATTTAACGCTTGGATAAAATCCTCACGTTCTTCGGCGGACATAGTAGGAATATGAAGTTGCACGATTTCGTTACTTGTTCTATTTTTAATTGCTTCCACAATCGTTTTGATTGTAGTTGCAACAAAGTAAGACTTGATTGAGTATGGGCGTGCTTGAAAACCCATACCAAGAACAAGTTCATCTTTAATAAAGAAAGGAGTTCCTAATGATTCCAATTCGGCATTCATTGCTCTTGCTACCTTACGGTAGTTGAATAAAGCAGAGCCGTCAAAGTACTCATAAGACTCAACCAATCCACCTTCAAATTTGCCAAAATAAATGGCATATTTGGTGATTGGATGTAACCGTTTTTGTGGAGCTCTCATTTGACTCAAACGAGTACTAGCTTGAGAAAGTTGTTTATTGATTTGGATAGACATAATTTTTTCCTCCTATTATATCTAAAAATAAAAATTCGAGAGCTATATTATTTCAATAGCTCTCTTAATAACTCTTCGTACATGCCACAGTGGACATCTTTGCTCCACTCAGCATTATCGAATTTCTCTACGCCCCTTACAGCATATAAGGAAAGTTTTAATTTCTTTGCATCCGACGCACTTGCAATAGCACAACAATGGCCATTAAATTGGCCATATACTATGCATTTTTGTTCTGGGAAATTACGATACTCTTTTCCAGTAACAAAGTGGATGAATACGTCATCCTTTGTAGGTGATGGTATATAAAATTCACTACCATATTTGTACACACCGTTACAAACAACATCGGAGTATTCTTTTAGTATAGACACTTCGATAAGAGCCTCACTAAAGCGAGGCACAATAGCTTCTATCTCATACGGTCTACCGTTTTTTTCCTGAACGGTTTTAACCATAAAAGTATCATGAGTACTATTATCTAAATAGAATAACTCATTGTTTGCTGTTGGTGACAATACGCGAGACGTCATTTTTAACTTGCCGTTGCGCTGAAGATTGAGGTCAATAGAAATAATATTAATACGTTCCGGCATATTTGACCGGTTTGTTTTGATTATTTCTCTAAGAACATCAGTACGCTTTAATTCAACTTTTTCCATGATTTACCTCCTAAAATAAAAATAGAAAAAGATTTAAAAAATAAAAGTGTTTTTGAATGGAACACTTTAATAAACCATATAAAGAATTAAAATAGCGAAGTTTGAATAGGCATCTTAGATTCTTTCCATTTCTTAAAAATAGTTTTTAAAGAATCTAAGTTAAAAACACGAAATTCTTCTCTCGTCATTGCATCAATACGACTCAAAGAAACAAATTTTTCTCCGTCATTTGAATAAACTCCAAGACCATTACAGCCTCGATAGTTATTCATCAAATAACGATAGAATTCGTTGCCTCCTTTCACGGCAACTAAACGAACAGTGTACTTATTAATATAAGCCACTTTAAATAACACAGAATCCATTTTTCCCAAATTATACAATTTCATTTTGCTTACCTCCATTAAAGTAAATGAATATATTGAGACAAAAAATAACCTACAATATTACATAAAACACTAGCAATTAAACAAAATACTACGATAAAGATAATGTCTTTTTTCATAATACTTTTACCTCCAGATTAGAATGGGACACTAGGGTCTACTGCATAAACAGTAGAAGTAACATTAGCATTTTGAACAGAAGACTTCATTTCGTAACGAAGCACCTTACAAGGTACACCAAATCTATCCTCTTGGTATACCTCTTCTTCTTCCACTTCAAACTCTCTTGTCCAAGCAACGTCAAATAACATGTTAGCTACGGATTGTGCTTCTGCACTTAACTCTCCTTCGTAACGGTTAAAGTCACCGTTACTCCAGAGAATCCACAATTCAAAGTGGTTGCGTTTGGATTGTTCAATTAAACGATAGTTAGCAATGCCATTATCGTCGAAAGAGATACCTTGACCATCGAAATAAGCTGTGCTAATTACATCAGCAGAACAAATAGAAATAAGATTAACAGAGATTACGTTCATTAAATTTAACATGGTATGTTTCCTCCTATACCAAATAAATAAAAGAAAAAGAGCTATCTTATTTAACGTCGCATAGCTCAGAGTACGACAATAGTAACAAATAGTATTACTTACGATATACTACTGTTACCTTTACAGTAAACCCAGGTTTCAAGTTACCTGCATCGACACCACTCTCGTGAATTGTAATATCGCGAGATTCATTTAAGTCAACACTATTTGTGTCGATACCTTCAGCTTCAGCAGCTTGCATTACCATAGTATTGATAGTACTTCCGCTACGTACTGTCATCTCATGAGTAACAGTATGCTCGGAAGGAGCAAAGAAGAAAATAGAAGTAGATACAGCTGCAATAGTTAAAATAGTAGAAATAGTTTTCATAATAATACCTCCTACAGTACGATTAAAATAAAATAAAGAAAAAAGAAATAAAAGAAAAGAGTTAGTATTTAATATTCGCACTAACTCACGGCGAAGAAGATTAGTTAGAAGAAGAAAGTTCATCAGTAACTATATTAAATAATTCAAACCAACCAATTCTTTCAAATTGTTTGAATGTTTTATACCCATTGCAATATAACAATATATTGGCAACAGTATAATACTTGCTTTTTGATGGCTCCCAAGTACATTTCTCTCCACAATCGTAAGAAGACTCAGCATCTAACTCCCATTCCTCATCTAAACAACGAAGAATGAACTTGAGACCGAATTTTAATTCAGTCTTAGTCCAAAGAAGATTTAGGCTAGTTGCAATGGCTTTCTTCTCTTCTAGTGTGAAACCTTCACCAGTCATTGCTTTTTTCTCCATCTCTTTGTCAACGATATTAACACAAAGTTCATGGATTGTTTTTAGTTCTTTCATGGTTATTTACCTCCACATGAAAAATAAATAATCTGTATTTAAAAAGTCGCCCAGATTAAAAAAGGCGAAAGAAATAAAAATTTTGAAACAGTTTTACAACCCGGGGGCTCAAAACTTTCAGGCCCAAAATTTTCATTTATACCTGTCACCACTCACAAATTTTTATAATTTTTGAAATCGCTATAAGAAAATTTTTTATATTCTACTCCTCTCTAAATTTTTTACCACTTCTCATATAATATTTTTTACATTTCACAATTCTTTTTCCCGCGAAAGAAAAAATAGATACAAAAAAAGAGACAGCCCGAGGTTAGCCATCTCTTTTTTTGTTATCATTATAAGGAGTTTTGTTGTCTGTATCAGTCAGACAGGAGAGAGAGAAAAGAAAAACTTTATGGTAGGTATTCTTATTTAACGAGGAGATTCACACTACCTTTTGCATGCAATTAGTTTTTCTGTTATTATTATATAGTAATATAAAAATAGATGCAAGTATTAATTTTATTTTTTATATACTAATTATAATAAAGGAGGTGTCTGCTTGGCAGATAAAGAGTTAATTGAATCTGGTGCGGAAGACACTTGGTCGGAAGAAGAAGAATTAAATGGTATCGTTAAAAAAAGAGAACGCTTCGAAAAATTAATGACTAAGAGCGATAACCCGTGGGGTTTATCTCCTAAAGCACTCGAAAGTAAAAAAGCTGCTATGACTATGCTGAGTACTAAAAATGGTATGTTTGCTAAAGTACCGTTAGTATGTAAAGGCAAAGTCTGTCCATATGAATCTACCTGCGAATTATTAAAATATGATATGGCTCCTGTCGGTGAATATTGTCCTACGGAACTCGCACAAATAGATATTAGAGCCATGGGATATTCTTCTGATATAGATATTAATACTGCTAGTTTTACAGATAAAAATTTATTATCTGAATTAATTACGTTAGATATTATGTTAGAACGATGTAAAGCATTACTCGCTAAAGAAGGTACACCTGTACTTGATATGGCTATTGGTGCCGATAGAGAAGGTAATGAAATTATTCAGCCGACTGTATCTAAAGCATGGGATGCGTATGAACGTATGAGTAAAAAAAGAGATTCGGTATATCAATTATTGATGATGACTCGTAAAGATAAAATTAAAAATCAAAAAGATGATGAACAAGCTGTTTCATTATCTGATATGATGAAAGATATTATTAATATGGAAGAATAAATACATGAGTATAATTAGTTCAGCTAAAAAAATTGGCGGGAAATTCGTTAATGTTAAATCATTTGGCGAAGGTAAATATACTAGTAAAATTCCTGTACCTGTTCCTACTAAATTAGGTGTAGGTGCCATTATCGGTGCCGGTATGATTAGCTCTGCTGATAAAGGAATTGATGCAGTAGAAAATTATTCATTAGGTACTATCGATAATACAGTACAAAATGCTACACCCTTTGTTGATGATAAAAAACAATATAGTAATACTGGTAGTGTAGATGGCAGTTTAGCATTTGCATTACATCAGAATCGATTTGGTTAATATATGATTACGTATATATTAAAATTGATTAATGAATGGCTAGATAATACAGAAATACGATATAAAAGCGTAAATACTGGTTCTAGTATAAAATCTTTATATAATTTATACAGAAAGGATTAAGATTATGGGTATGTTTAATAAACCGATTAATGGTTTCAAAACAATTGCTGATGCATGGAAACGTGGCGATAGACTACAAGCAAGTATTACGAGTGCAGCTGTAGCAAGTACTGTAGCTGGTGCTGGTATTGCTGGTAATCGTGTTGGTGATAGTCAAGGTTCAGCAGGTATCGGTACAGCAGCTGGTACTGGTTTAGGTGTAGCTGGTGCATTAGGTATGTTAGGTAAAATCGGTAAATGATTTTAGGTAAAGCCGTATCATTATTAAAAACTGGTGGTAAAGCACTTAGACCTAGTTTTAAACCTGACGTTAGCAAAATGAATGTAGCTATGGGTGGCTTAGCTGGCTATAGTACATATAATGATAGTAAACAAGAAGGTAATAGTACTGGTTCGTCTTTCGTGAAAGGCGCTGCTGAATTTGGATTAGGCTTATTCGGTATGGGTACGTATTTAGGAGCACAAGCAGTTATGAATGCTCCTGAATATGCGATTAAAGGCTATCAAGCATTACGTGAACATCAATATACTATGATGTACAGAGGCAATGGTACTCCATTCCAGAATGCTATGTTTAATGAAACAGAAGGTGCTTATACTATGCGTCAAGCAGCCATGAATGTCATGAAACGAACACAATATAATAATAAAATGGCAGTCATGGGTAATGAAGCCAAATATATGAAACGATAATGACAAAAGAGCTTAGTAGAAAACTAGGCTCTTTTGTGCTATACTATAATAAGTATATTATTTTTTAAATTTACATAAAGGAGGATTTCTCTTTTGGCATTTAAATTAAATGAAATAGAAAAAGCCAAAATGAAAGAAATCATGGGCGACCCTGTATTATGGGCTAAGGCTTTCATTAGAACGAATGACCCTAAAACAAAAAAGGTAGTTCCATGGATTGCTCGTGACTATCAAGCAGAGATGTTAAGAGATACACATACACGTCTAGTATTTAGATGTGGACGTCGTTGTGTCGCTGGCAGAACTATGATTTTTGATAGTCAACAAGGAAGATATAGACAAGCCAAAGATATATTTGAAAAAACTCCTGATGATTTTAGTGTCGTTGCTTATGATATGGAAACCTATAAGCAACATAAACAAAAAGCTAGAATATGGGAAAATGGTGTTAAGCCATTAAAATATATAAAAACGCATCTCGGTACACAAATTATCGTAACCGATAATCATCCATTTTTAACAGCCACTGGTTGGAAGAATGCAGAAGATTTAACTTACGATGACCATATTGCTATTGCGAGTCAAATTAATTTCTTCGGTGACAATACCATGGAAGAAAATAAAATTCGTTTAATAGCTAATATTTATAATAGTTATATTTATAAAAATAAACGCCATGGCTTTTTATTATTAAAAGATTCGCCTACGTATAAAGTAGTCAGTAAAGCTGTTAAAAATATGGGCGGGCGTTTATTAAGTACAGAAGATGAATGTTTCTTCGAAGTTAAAAATGAAGAGATACTAAAATTATGTCATTGGTATGGTTGGTATGGTAATTTTAATGATATCGCTTCGTTGCGAAAAGAAGATTTAATTATTTTCTTTAATGAATTATTTAAAACACATACTACCGTAAAGAAAAAAAGAATCGTGGAATATAATACTCGGTTTTTAAATTTTACATTCCAGAATAATAGAAGTTATTTAATCGCGGGTATCAGAAATATATTAACACAATTCGGTATCTTCGGTGATGCTCATTTAGAAAATAACTTCAGTGATTTTACGATAGATAAAAATATCTTCGTGATTAAAACAATAGAGACATTTGGATTACAACATATTAAAGATAAATTCTCAGAAAAAGATTATGCATTTTATAAAAACTCTGTAGACTATTATGATGATAATCCATTCGTACCTAGAAATATTATTAAGTTACTTGATAGCTTAACGAAAACGAAAAAGAAAAAAATATTAAAAGAATTAGGACTCGAAGTGTCTTATAATAAATCGTTAGATTCTGCATTAACTGTATTGCACCATTTCGGTATTCATGAATACGACGAAATATTAACGTGCGATACAATTATGTGGGGGCGCATCGTGAATATGAAAAATTTGCCAGCAGAAATGACTTACGATATCGAAGTAGATGAATATCATAATTTCGTAGCAAATCAATTCATTACACATAATACTGGTAAAACAGAAACGATGATTGTAAGTGCGTTATATAAAGCATTAACTAAACCAGCGTTTCGTGTTTTATTTGCCGCTCCTTACGAACATCAAATTAATGCATTCTGGATGCGATTAAAAGAAATTTTAGCCAATAGTCCTTTATTAAATAATGAAGTAAAACGATTGATTAACAGTCCATATATGATTGAATTTAAAAATGGTTCTGCTATTTTAGGTTTTACGACAGGTGCATCTTCGGGGTCAAACGCAGCCAGTATGAGAGGTCAGAAAGCCGACTGGATATTTCTTGACGAACTCGATTATATGGCCGATGGAGACTATGATACCATTGCTATGATTGCTGCCGAACGTGATGATATTGGTATTACAGCTTCATCTACACCAACTGGTAAACGCGGTACATTCTATAATATGTGTGTTAATCGAGACATGAATTATGTGGAGCACTACCACCCTAGCCATGATAATCCTGGCTTTACTCAAGAAATGGATGATTCTTTTAAATCTACTATGACGGCTTCCGCTTATGAACATGAAATCTTAGCAGAATTCGGCACAGAAGATTCTGGTGTTTTTAATAAAATAATGATTGATGATGCAAAAAATAAATTTAATTATTGTTATTTACCACCAACAGATGAAATCCTAAGACGTGCCGAAAAAGAATTTGGAGAACGTCCTAATTTTATTAATTACACTAAATATAATCCAGCACCTCCTAATCCTTGGAGATGCATGGGTGTAAAATAATATACCAATACTCCGTAATTATTTATAGATAATAAATAATTTATTGGAGGTTTTCATATGCAACTATATAAAGATAAAAAATGGTTAGAAACAAAATTAAAAGAAATTGGAAATAAAGAGCAAATTGGAAAATTATGTGGA